ATTCCCATTGGTTGTGGACCGTCATACATAACCTTTGCCTGCACTACGATTGCAAGTCGTACTGTAGGTATCTCTTGATCTATTACGGTGACTGATGGATACGCCTGAAGGAACTGCTTGAGACCCTCTTCGTTTGATGAGCGCCATTCCATTGATTCGCCGGTCTGTGTATCGACCAGCATCTTTTGGGTGCGGTAATCGCGGTAATAGTATTCATCATACGTGAGAAGATTCTTGAGTCCGTAATTATAAGATTCTGGCATGTATTGGAACTTACCATCACGATTGTCATGCCCCCATAAAGACATAACTTCTTCGGTGTATTCTGGAAGGAGCGCGATACATTCACGCTTGGTGAGATATGAGCGCTTCCATATATAGTTACAATCACTCATGTCCTGTTTGCGCATGTAGGGATCTACAAGGAATGAATTGTATGCACAGTTATCAACTTTGATATTGCCAGAGATAGGATCCTCTCGGTAATCCATCCATAACTGCAGGAAGTTCATGCCCGTGATCAGAGAACCCTGAAATGCCTCAGATATAGTATCTAAAACGCCTTCTTGATTGTTAATCCACATAAGGATCTTCGTGAACTGGTCAGCTGTTTGCGCGTCACCATTTTCCACTGGTGTGCAGATGGTGGATTTACGATTGCGGCGCTGATGTCCAGACACCATGTCGACAACGCGGCGAATTCTATTGAAATTGAAGTTTCTGCGTCTGTTGGCAGGGAGGTTCCCATACAGATCATTCCACATGGTCTGATCGCCAGTGTAAAAGCGAAGATCAGTATCAGCCTCTGCCCATTGAGATTGGTTAATGGTGATAGATTCAGCATATGCAGCTTCCATGCGGGATAATATTCCCTTGTGACGTTCATCGTAATATTGGGGACCAAGTTGGGGAAATAGCACGTGTTCTCCTTAGAATTCGAATAGTCGCCAATTGGAATATCGAAATTCTAAAAAGGGGAATCACGGGAAACAAGAAACAAAATAAAACGGGATAAGGAACGCTAAAACCCTATCCCGAAAAAATGAGTAGATAATGAAGTAACACAAGTGTAGCATTTTAACATAACGAACTGTAGTTATGCGACTTTATTCCAACGGATTAAGCCAACCCTTTTTAACCATCCATTCACGTACAGTGCGACAGAATATCTTACTTTCATTAGCTTCTTTATGAGTGGAATTCGTTGATTGCTGTAAGTTATTTATCTTATCTAGATGAACATCCAGTGTCTTATTCGTTAACTCAATGAAGAGATTGATACCTCTTTCCATACTCTTTATCTTACTGGATAGGTTAGCTATCTGCTTACACTGACACTCGACGGCCTTCTTATATCCGACGGGTCTACCACGCTTCTTAGAAACTTCTTTCATTCAGCACCTTTATGATCCAAAATGCGCTTCTATCTTGCGCTCTATCTTGCCAAAAGAAGTACGTATCTTCTCTACCAACTCCTCGTTATCACCGCAGATTTCCTTCTCTGTAAATGACATTGCGTAATCTATGTTGCTCACTTTGCAACTTATTACGTATTTATGTTCGGTAATATTTTCAATCATCGTCTTCATCCTCTTCTTCGTCATCGGGTGTATAAACGCCGATGGTAGCCCTATATATTTTATTACGATAGGATACCTCAAGGGTATCTTCCCGTTTCCATCCTAATTCTTTTAGCTTCCTGTCGAGCTTTTCTACAATCTCAACCACTTCCTCTATAGAAAGTTTTTCCATTATTTCTCCTTATGCTTTAGTTCTTGCAAGTAATAGTACTCTTTCCTGTCAAGAATACAGTTTTCAAACCAATCATCATCCCAATTAATAGCGCTCAGTCGACTCATATAACTACCATCTTCAAAAAAGATATTATAGTCAGTTAAGTGCTTGTATTTATTGAAAGTAATTATGTAACCTTCATATACTTCCCATTTAAACCAACCATATTTTAGATCGAGTTTGTACAGTCTCCAGTAAGCACGAACCAGGTAATGTAAAATCATCTCATCTCCGGTAGGTCATCTTTTACTATATCCTCAGATGCCTTAGCAACTCCATCTTCACCTATTCCCAAACAGTCGTAACAAATAGCAGCCCCATCGATCATCTTAACGTATACAGTCAGAGCACCGCATTGATAACAATAGAACGTCATCTCATCTCCGGTAAGTCATCGCGAAATACTGCTGGCCACCCATGCTTTTCTCCGTATCTTGTCTCCATGAATCTTCTATCCAGATCAGCAGCTGTTTGATGGGGAGATATTCGTGGCAAGCTAATACACATATAACGCATAGCATCTGCAAAGTGTGAAGACCAGTCGTGCAGCGGATGGGATGCATATACTTTACGTTTATGGTCATACTCTTGGCGATAGTTCTCAAGCGCTTTGATGAGAGGAGCACACTTCTCTTCATCAATCCAGATCTTGCTTAAAGCAGAACGAACTGATTCTATGCCATCTTCGATTCCCACACTCGGCGCAATACCAAATGATATTCCAAGAGCCTTGGCCTTTTCCCACCGAGTCATTCCGGATCCAAACTCTTTAACGCGGATATCGTGAGGAGCTATATGCCCTCCCCACACATACGGCTTCTGGTCCAATACCTTCTTATAATGCTCCAAGCCAACTTTACTGTTCTCATAACAATCTATTATACGCACGGAGGCCCCAATGACCTGTGCCATAATTATTACACACGCGTCACGCACACCGAGGTCCCAAAAACTGTATACCGGGAATCCATTCTCCCAAGGAACCATTCCAATTCTTTTATCAATTCGCATACGATCGATGTACTTAGCGTAATATGATCCCTCAACGCCAAGATCGAATGAGCAATAGTACTCTTGTTGGATCAAGTCTTCTGAGATTTCACCAAGAGCCTTCTCACGCTCTATTGAGTAAAGGGATACAACGCGGGTATCACTGACAGTAAGCCTTTGGCAATACCAGTCTGAAGAGTTGGATGCAACTTGATACAAGTCCCATAAGTGGTTTCGGCCACGTGGAGTGGACAAGAAGACAGCTACGCCATCATTGGCTGTAAGGATTGGACGTATATACATATACGCTCTTGGATCTTGGAGAGCATACTCTGAAAAGATACAGAGTTGTGGGTTAGTACCCATCAGACTATCGTAGTTGTCTGATCCTACTACTTGGATAAGTGATCCATTGATGAATCGTATCTGGAGTTGCTGAGTATTGGTACCTTCGATGAGCTCTTTGGGAATGAAATCTATCATTCGCTGGCCATCGTTGGTAAGTGTGTCGAAGATAACTTTACGTCCCTGGCTGTAAGTAGGGAATATGTAATAGATCACCTGTGGCTTTTTGAGCGCTGCACGTATGGCAAGATTGAACGCAGCGACATCTTTGCCTGCTCGACGGTGCCACACAAGCATGACGCGCTTATACCCTTTGTTTTCAACTGCATCAAAGAGGGCGAGCTGGTAGGGGCGGGGCTTAAACTTGTTTAGATGGATTTGGGCCTCAATCTTCACTAGCATCTTTCTTGATTGGTTTCACCTCAGCCACATCGGGCATCTTCTCAAGCACCACTACCCTCTGCACTTTGTCTTCGTTATCCTTCTGAAGAGACGCCTCAAACTGACGGGCTTTTCTATATTCACTATCAAATGCAGCCTGCGTTCGTGCAGCCCACGAAGCATCAAACTTCTTTGTTAGAGCTCCTTGATCTCTGCGTACCGCTATGCGCCGTATGGCTACTTCATGAGCCTCCCTAAGCTCTTCACAGCGTTCTAAGAATCGATAGTAATCTCGCTCGCATATCCCACCATCCATATAGAATGACTCTATGCGTAAAGACGTGTCCTTTTGAGACCATGCAATTAGTTGTTCTGCAAGTCTTTCTAAGAAGGCGTAAGGTATTGGCTTTTGCTTAAAAAAGAACAAATCGTAATAAGTATCAAATACGTGTCCGCGTTTTTTTGACCCTGTGATAGGTTCCTGTTTTACTGATGGTTTATCTCCGTTGGTTCTTTTTGTCATCTTATTTCACTTAGTGTTAACTCAGTGCGGGAAGGGTTTCCGAGAATCTTTTTGGCAGTGATACGTGCCACCTGGCAATCATCCTGAAATATAGTTTGAGTATCATTCATAGCATCGAGAATAAACTTGAGATAGTTATCGAGGTCTGGCCTGAAGACGTGCAATCGCTCATTGTTTATCTCGGGAGGCAACGGGTTCTTTTTGCGTCGACAGTGAGCGGTGTTTATAGGCAAGTAAAATACAATATCGAGGTGTAATGGCCCAGACAACTTTCGTTCTCCTGCGTGCTGCCTGGCTAGCTCTATTCCATACACGAGCTTATCCTGGCGCTGCTGATCGAAAAAGACTCGCTTGGACAGGTTGGCTCCTGCCCGTTTCCACGGCACTGGTTCCCATGGCAAGCGGTAGTGCATTACCAAGGGTTGGTTGAGGGGTGTCATAACTGCTCCTTAACGGTTCGTGAGGTGCTTCTAAGAGTCTGCTGAGGTTAGCATCGTCTATCTCATCGATTGGAGCACATTCTATAACAGCTGGCGGATTTGTCACGGGGATCGTAGCGTTAGGTAATTCGTGGGGCTTTGTCATAATCTTCCTGAGAAGCGCGAGGCCTTCTTTGAGCGCGGTGGCACCAGGAGCGTCGG